AGGACGCCTTTATTGTAACGGTCGAATACAGCGCACACAATAGAGACTTTCTCTCGGAGAGCGGGCAAGTCTTTGCAAGCGAACATAGAGGGACATATAAAGAAACGAGAATAAAAAATTTCTAAAATATAACGGACAAATAAAATGAAAGAAAAATATAAAAATGAAAAACTTTCGGTTATTGCTGAATTAGCAACAAAGGCCGTCCAACGTTTTAACGATACAAGAATAAATAGCTTTGCAATTTTTGGTAGTGTCTTAATTTGAATTTATTGTGATGAATATTTATGTATTCTTTTTTTCGGTAGGATAAAACTTGTGGTCTTTGTCAAGAAATACTATATAGAATATATTTTCAACTATGTGTCCAATAACACATTCTTTCCCTTTTATATGCATTGAACACCATTTTGCGTCTTTTGATAGGGTTTCAGGAAATTTATATCCGCATTTCTCAGGAAATCCCTTATATATTTTAAATTTATCGCTAAAGGCTTCATCAAGACGTAGTTTACTATAATGATGAAACTTGTTTGTTTTTTCGGCTAATAATTCTAACTTCTGCCAATCTTCAAATGATTCACTTTGCTTTACATCAAAATCCAAATAACTAAACAAAATATATTTCTTTTTGTATTTATCTGTTGGTTCGGGTAGGTTTTCTAACAGGCTTTTTTTCTTTTTTGTAGCTTGGGAGGGTATCTTGGTCATTTTTTTGTATATCTATGAAGTAGTTCTGAATAATATTTTTTCATAGTTTTTTTTGAAATTATATTATTACTTGGGGCATTGGGGGATAAACCTTCTCTTGCTTCTATCCAAGGTAATTCATTATGAGTCAAGCATTCTAAATTGTATCCGCTTTGCTTGCCGTATTTCTTTATAACATCATTAATTAAATCAATTTGGTCTTGGTTTAATTTTTCCTCAACATCTTTTATTATTTTTTCTGGTTTACTAACTTCAAGTTCACTATATAATACAGAAAGATTTTTAACCTCATTCCAAAGTTTTTTTGACACTGGTCCATGAACCCACGCTTGAAATTCATCCTCAACAATAGATTTATTAAAAAAAACTAAATGCCATGCTTCTACATAATACAATACTTTTTGTAATTTTAAATGATTCATAGAACCACCTTTAGCAAGGATATAGTTGGTTAATTCGGATGAATCTATAAGATTATGGCTATTTTTAAGAATTTTGGCTTTCATACAATACAAATATACCAAAAAATCCCTCAAAACAGTATCACGATATGATATTTTTTCCGAGTAACTGATTTTATGCGACATTTTTGTAATTTTCACCATATTTTAAAAACATATCCCAATTCCAAATAGTTTTTGTAACACCTGCAACCATACAAGGTGTAGCCCTTAAAGTCTTATGAATCCTCATGTAATTGTAATGAAAGAAATGTAATGCAACGGCGTGTTTAAGATTATCTAACTTCTTGCTGAAAGCATTGGTTAACCTTGTAAAGCGTCTCATACTCATTCTCATGGTTAAATTTTGTCTTTCTACATAAGAAGTAGAGATATGTTCCATTTTAGGCTCACCCGATATTGGGATTATGTTTATTCCCGTTATTCTTGCAGGGCTATATCTTTTTTCTTCTCTGACTTCTTCACCAAACTGTTTATGAATTTGTGCATATGCAATATCCCTGCCAAATGTTCTTCTTACAGCGTGTTTATAAGGTGCAAAACTATCGCTTGAAAGCTGAAATTCAGTTGAGACCCTTGCATTTAAATCCTGTAAGAATGATAAAGTATTTTTAGCGTCCCTTTTACCTACCAAATAATTTGTAACTAATTTTGTTTCAGCGTCAATAGCCACAAATACGTACTGGTCGCCAAGCTCTGTATTGTTTTGCTCGTATCTTTCTTCTAATGTAACCTGTTTTTGTTTTTTGCCAACAAAAGTCCAGATTTCGTCAACCTGAATTAAGTTAGATTTAATATTTACTAATTGGCTGTCTAAAATCTCTTGTGCTTTTTGTCCGGCTGATTTGAGCAAGGTCATAATGGTATTTCTGTTAATACCTGTCATTCTTTCAATGCTTCTAATTGAATTTCCCTCTACAAGTGCGGATAATACTGTAATTTGTTTCTCTTTTGATAATTTGTTCATTGCAAGTTCCTTTCTTTTGAGCCTGCAACGAATTATCTTTGTTTAGATTCGTTTGTCTGTCAACGCAGGCATTTGAGTTTAGGGCTGATTGGTGCGTCAACACCATGAAAGCCCGTTTTATTTATATACAAATATAGATAACTATTTTTGGTTATGAGTATCATTGTATGATATTTTTTTGAAAAAATAAACCCTTAAAACTGCAACATAAACTACTGTTTTATTAGTGAAATACACCAAAAACCCTTGACAATTGCGTCAATATCTATTATCTTTGCTGTAGTTCTTTTATATAAGTGCAGAGTGTGGCAACTGAACCACCCAGTCGAGTGCTTCTCAGGCGTGACTGGAAATCTTCTTTACTCTGCGTAGCGGTGGCAATAGGATTTGAACCTATAAACCGTCGGTCAACGGATGCCCGATTATAAGTCGGGTGCTTTCACCAGTTCAGCCATGCCACCACAATAAAGGAACATTTTTGTATATACGATGAATTTAGGCGACTTATAAAACTTGGTCGCCTATTTTTTATCTTCTTTTTAAAATTTTTAAATAAAACTCATCTTTAAGTTTTCCTGCTTCATCATACCAATCTTTTAAAGCATACAAATACCTATAACTAATCGGGAAATCGGAAATTTTTTCCTGATTAATAGGGCTACGTTTAGACTTATATTGAGCAGATAACGTGCCCGAAAACTTGGCATAATCATACTGTTTTGCTGAAATTTTGTTCATTTTTGGAATCATTTCGGTAACAGTAAGAGGTTCGTTAGCCTCCTGCAAAATTTGGGCTACCTTTGTCATAAAAGTATCCTTTTTTTCGTCCTTTTTAAGTTTTTGTTTTTTGGAAAGGTTTGAGTCCGCAGAGCTAACGCTGGCGTTTATGCCATTTTTGGGTAAATTTTCAAGTAAATCTCTTATCCACTGTGTTTCAGCCTCGTATAGTGCCTCATACTTAGCTTTTTCTTCTTTGAGGAGGCTTTCAAGTTTCTCCCTTGCTTGGATTTGTTTGTCGGTCAACATTTTTAATCCTCGTAATTAATTATTTATTTGCTATTACAAATTTAATACATTTACAGACGAAAGTCAAATAACTTAGAGGGGGGAAAACGAGGCTTAGAGGATAACAACGAGGAATATATTGCGAAATTGTTCGATTTTAAGTGTTTTATTACATTAAAAGGGTATAAATTTTTGGAGTATTCTCTTATCACAATACGTATAAGATTGCTAAGAGTCAATAGGCGTTATTAAAAAAACGCTATTTTCGCCACTTTCAAATTAAGACACTACCGAGAATTTAAGGGAGAGGCTTGAAAAACGTTTTGTAAAAATATACTTAAGCCAACCGGACGCTTTAAACTATGGAGACAAAGTAAATATTTACGAGGTCGTAAAAAACAAAAAGAAATTTCTCCGGCCGGCCTATATTTACGACGTCGACCTTGATCTCTATACCGGAGAGATAAGTTTTAGATTTCGCAAATGCAAGAAAGACGGCTCTTGCTCAATACAGCGCGACTCGTTTTATTCACACGATAAAATTGTTGTCGAAAAAGTAAACAGTTGACAAACTAAAATTAACGGACTATATTTGCAATATGAAAAACGGACAAGTTAAAACTCATATCTCCGCAAGCCAAGTAAAGACATTCAATAATTGTGAGGCCAAATGGTACTTTAATAAGATTTTAAATATTAGAGTAATTCCAAACGGCGCGCGCGCTTTAGGTATATCTTTCGACGAGGCTCTAAATCACAACTTTGAGCAAAAGGTTAAGACCGGCCTCGACCTAAAGCCGGATATTGTTGTCGACGTTTTTACCGAGCAATATAAAAAGGTCGCAACTCATACAGATTTTGGAAAAGAAAAAAAAGCCGACCTCCGAGAAACAGGTATACAATTGGTTAAGCTATACCAACAAAAGGCCTCTCCAAAGATACTCCCGCGCTTGGTACAACCGGAATTTACTGTTTCATTTGAGGGGGTCGATTGGGACGTTGAGCTCCGGCCGGACTTAATAACAAAGGACGGAATAATTATTGATAACAAAACAACGACACGCTCTCCAATGAAAAACCTCGACGGGAAATATTTTCCTTGCAACGAGGACGACAAATTTCAATTAACAACTTACGATATTTGTATAAACAACTCTAAACAGGTTATTCCGAAAACAACGCGCATAATATACGCGGTCAAAAAGAAAGACCCCGTAATAATTGAGGTCGACCTTGACCCGCCAAAGCCAACGGATAAAAAATATTGGACGCTCCTTGTATCTCAAGCAAAACAAAGAATGAATTTAATCAAGGAGGAAAAACTTTCTCCGCGTCCTAACCGGTCGAGTTATCTTTGCTCTCGGACGTGGTGCGGTTTTTGGGACAAATGCGAAAAACAATTTGGAGGGAGGGTCAAGCAATGAAATATAAATATGTAAAATATTATTTAGACCAATTACTCAAGACGCAAAAAAACGAATTATTGCAATATGAACGAGAGAAAAAAACTTTTAAAGATTTTACAAAACCAAGTAATAGACGTATGTTTTCAATATTGGAGTCTCATGTAAGGGACACTCAAGCAAATATAAAAGAGATTGAGGAGGTATTCGACTTAATAAAATCTAAAAATGACGAGGAGCAAGAAAGAAAAGAAATTGAAAAAATTAAACCATGACAAAACAATTTTATATAAACCGCCTCCGGCGGACGGACAAAGAGAAAGCCTCTAATCATAGAAAACTATTATATATATTTCTTTTGCTCTTGGCTCTCATTGCTTGGCTTTTAATAAATTATTAATTATACTTGTAACGGACAAAGGACAAAAACTCAATGGCGCAATACTGCATTTTCATAGATAAGAAAAGCGTTCCGATAGGTTACGCGGATTTTAAAACCAACATATTAGATTTAAGCTCCTCCGGACTCGAGGCCTATCAAGACAATTCTCAAGCTCGGGAGCTCGTAAACAATTCAAACTTTCATATAACTTTTAACGGACAATCCATTTATGGCAAAGCAAAGCAAAAAAAAGAACGAGAAAAAAAATCCGCTCAAGAACTTAAAGACGCCGAACCTAAATAAAAAAACGGTCGTTAAAAGAGCGCAACAAAAAAAGAACGGAAAGAATAAACCTCCGGCGAAAGATTTTATCAAGACCCCGAGAAACAAATTCCAAATCTTTGACGATTTAGACATTGCTCAAATTATGGCCGGAGACCCTTTCTCGAGCCAACCTTTTTATTATGTACCGGCGGACGACGACGACCCCGCGAACGAAACAGGAATTAAAATGGTCTTTGGCATTTCATACGAGGGGACGATTAGAATTGCGTCGCTCCAAAAAAATTTAATAGTCCATAGTTTTATAAATCAAGATACGGAGGACTTGTATTGCTCGGTCGTTGCCGTCCATTGTAAGAAAAGAAACTTTCAAATCTTGGCTATGGGTACACACGAAAAAATAATTGGAGACCGTTTCGGGAAAATAATCTCTCTCTCTAAAGCGCAAAGGAACGGCCTCCGGCGTCTACTGCTAAAACAAAACGTCGTTGCAATATTCCGCGTATGGTATAAAGAAATTTTCAAACACGAGCCGGACTTAAACAAGACCGTATTTGTTGACGAGTCCGGAGCTCCTTTAACGTTGGAGGACAAATGACTCTCAAGCAAAAAATAGAAATGATAAGTTTCAAAGCAACTCCGGAAACGAAATTATTTATTTCTTTTTCCGTCCATAGATATTTAATGAACGAGCTCTCATATTGGAGGCCAAAGCCGGAGGAGGTCTTGGCAAAATTTAACGGCGTTGAGGTTGTTGTTTGCGAACATTTTGACCCGAAAAAAATAACGGACTCCTTTGTAATTATTGTTATTGACGATAAAATTCAAGAGGAGCTTATCTTTGACGTTACGAAAGGCATATTTTTAGAGTCCGATTTTTCGCGCAAAGGAATGAGAATTTTGGAAAACAAAAAACGCCTTATAATTTTTAACGATAAAATAACCGAGCAAGGATTTAACAGTTTAAAGGCTTGGCTCGACGGAAATAATATCTTAAGTCTCGGAGGAAATATATCTCGAGAGGAGTTTAACGAGTATCTCGAGGAGAGCTCGAAAATTAAAACGGAGAAAACACAATGAACATATTTTTTTATGACGTCGAAACGACCGGATTTCATCACGAGAAAAACGGATTACATGAAATTGCTTATCTCATTGACTCGAAAAAGCAGGTCATAAACAAGAAATCTTTTAACGTGAAACCATTTGAGGGTTGCGCAATAAAGGAGGAGGCCTTGCTTGTCGGAGGCGTTACTCTTGAGCAAGTCCAATCTTATCCGGAGGAGGACGTTGTCTTTAAGCTCGTCGAAAAAGATTTGTCAAATGCTGTATATGGCGGGAAACAAAATGAGAAATTGTTTTTGGCCGGTTACAATATAGACGCTTTCGACAATAGATTTTTTATGAAATTCTTTGAAAGAAACACGGGACAAATCCTCGAGGACTTTTTCGAGAGCGAAACTTTCGACGTGTTGAAAATGGCCAAAGACTATTTCAAGAAAAGAGGCCTCAAACTTATTAACTATAAAATGGAAACGGTCGCTCAATATTTTAATATCGAATACAATCCGGCCGACCTACACAAAGGATTTGGAGACGTTCTTATCGTCCGAGAAATATATTACAAATTAACAGCATGAAAAACTTTGAGGAAAAAGAGCTCGAGGTTAGTCCCAAGATTAAACTTATAGCCAAAAATTTCTTGCTCGAACTGTTAAACTCCGACAAGCCAATCCTCTCTCCGAGACTTGAGAGAATGTTTTCTTTAACCTCTCCGGAGGTTAGGACGACCGCGCGCTATTTAAGGCGCAATCATTATCCGGTCGGGAGCTCGACGCGCGGTTATTTTTACGCGAAAGACGTTAACTCTTGGAACGACGCCAAAAACTTTATGCGAAATAAAATAATTTCAATGTTGGGAACGCTCCGAGAAATGAAAAGAGTTGACACAAACAAAACGCCAACACTCTTTCCGGACTTGGAAATTACTCCCAACGATTTTAAAGGAGGTCTAACTTGATACACTTACAAGGATTTTGGAAAACAAAAGAAATCTATTTGGACGGCAAAGCCTTGACGCCGGACAAAAGTTTTTTATTATGCAAGCATAGTCCCGACGGTTTTAATTGGGGTTATCTCGGGAGCGGAGCGGGTCAACTTGCTTTAGCTCTTTGCCAAGAGCTTTATGGAGACGACGTCGCTCGAGAAATATACATGAAATTTAAGGTCGATTTTATAAAGGATTTACCTCAAGACGATTTTATTATCGACCTCGACGTTAATAAATGGTTTGAAAAATTAAAAGCAGAAACCGAAAAATAACTATTGATAATATGACTATAAAGCAATATGTTTGTTTTGTCCGTTTTAAAGGAGCGGAGGTATCTTTTCCGAAAGTGTCCGTAACCTCTCCCAAGAGGTTTAACTCTCTCGGTTTTGTCCGCCTCCGCTCCACTTATTCACGGGAGGCCTTATGAACCGACCAAAGGAAAAAATCTTTACAGATAACCAAATTGAAATATTAAAAGAGATTGCAAAAAGCAAAGGCCGGAAACAAATTTGTAAGGCCTTGACCAAAAATATAAATACTCTCGACGCCACAATACAAAAAATGTATGAACGCGCCGGAGTTAAAAATATGGTTGGTCTTTTAATCTTTGCTCTCAAAAACGAGGTCTTGACCCTTGCGGATTGCTCGGAAAAGGACGGTTTTCGCGCCGGTCAATAGGGACAAATTTTTACCCTTGACTTGGTCTTGACCATACAATATATTTGTATTGTATTTAAAAACGGACAAAACAAAAAGGACAAAAATCAAATGTTAGACTTATCAAATTTAAAAGCTAATCAAATAACAAGAAACGTTTTTGAGGTCGAGGGATTTTACTTTTGCGGAGTTTTAGACAGCGCAATTACTCAATACAATGACCAAAACTCAAGCTCAAAATTTATAATATGGTTACAAGATAATTTTCCGAAAAGCGTTGATTTGTTTGCAAACGACGGAGACGATTTTAAAATTACAATATCCTTTATCGGTTATTTAGATTACATTGCTTATAAAGTCATACTCGGCAATAAAAAACAAAATACTATAACCTTGCAATTGTTTGGTCAAGGCGTCCCAACAAATACTCCAAAAATAAGTTGCGTTGATTACGCTCAAGACCTTGCAAAGTTTCTTTCCGAGTGCGGTTATAAAGTTTATACATTCATAGAAAAATACTAATTAAAAAATAAACGGACAAAACAAAATGAAAACACTAATAAAAATCTCAATCTTATTTTTACTCATTGTTTCGGTAACGGGACAAACAAAACTTTCGACCGGTTACGGTTTAACATATCCCGCAACCGAACACTCAACACTAAAGACCGGAAACAGTTTTGACGCGGGTCTCGAGCTTGGCCTTGCGCCGGTTAATGATATACCGGTATCAATCCGGACGACAATATCTTTCTCAAACTACAAAGCAAAGGACAACGGCCTTTCGTTGACCGAGACCGGTTACAAGGTCGAGCTTGTTGTTGGTAGTAAATTTTATTCGACGCTTGGTCTTGGCTATAATCACTTGAGCGGAAAGACGGACAATAATTATTTAATGATAACGGCCGGACTTGGTTATCGTAAAAACTTTAAATCCTTTGGCCTGTTTACTGAAATACATTACGAGGGAAATTACAAACACAATTTATATCCGGACTATATTTCGGTATCAATGAAAATCGGTATATCAATTAATTTATAAAAAACGGAAAGGACAAAATCAAAATGACAAACGCATTAACAATAATTCCGGTCAAGATAAAAGGAGAAATCCTTTTAATGCTTGACGAGTTTAAAAAGAAAATGAAAAAGCTCGTCATTGTGGACGACAAGAGCCTCTCGACCGCCGTCGATATAGTTAAAGGCGTCAAAGAGAAATTTAAGGAGCTCGAGGATAGGCGCAAAGAGCTTGTCAAACCTTTAAACGACGACGTCGCAATTATAAACACTGAATTTAAGAACTTCACAAACCAATTAACCGAGATTGAAAAAGATTTGAAAATCGGAATTGGAAATTACAACCAAAAGAAAGAGCAAGAGAGAGTTGAGGAGCAAAGAAAACTCGACCTTGCAAAACAAAAAGAGCAAGAAAAACTTGACAAGCAGTTTGAGAAACAGAAACAAAAGCTCAAAGACAAAGGCGTTAATACGTCCGTCCTCGTTGCTCCGACCGTTGACGACGACGCCTTTAAAGCAAAGGACACCGGAAAAACATTTACAACCAACTCCGGCGCGTCCGTTACCAATAAAAAGGTTTGGACGTTCCGCGTTGTTGACCTTGCAAAAGTCCCGAGAGAGTTTTTAGTCTTGGACGAGAAAAAGGTTAGAGACGCAATCAAGGCCGACGTTAGATTTGTTGACGGTCTCGAAATATTCCAAGATACAATAACATCAATAAAATAATGACAAAAAAATATAACGCGCCGGTCGTCGATATTGCGACCGGCAAAAAGAGAAAAGGAGTTTTCGTCGGGGTCAATATACATGACTCCGGCGTTTCCGCGTCCGGCTCTCAAGGTTGCGTCGGAGGAGTTAAGCGCGGAGAAAAATATCCTCCAAAAGAAAAGTTTGACCCAACCAAAAAGACAATCAAGGAGCTAAAGAAACTCTCCCGTCTTTATGGAGTCAAGTGTTACGCTGAATACACCGGAGAGCCTATCAAGAGGAGGTTTTTCTCGGTCAATAAAAAAGGCTTTATAGAATTTCAAGCCTCTTGGTATGACTTTGGAAAAGAATTGGCCAAGAGCTATTTAATAAAAAAGCTCGAAACGAAATATAAAAGAATTAAAAAAAAGAGAGTAATCAAATGAAAGATACTAAAAAAGACCAACCAAAATTTGAAGTAACGGACTTGTATATTTACACGGTCGACACGCCTCAAGGAGAGAGCGTTCTTGGAGAGGCCGTCCAAACCGCGACCGGCGTCGCAATAAATGTCCCAATGATTTATAGCAACATAGCCTCCGAAAGCAGAATTGCGGACTTTGACAAAAAGGCTCAATTCATTGCTAACGGCTCTAAATATAAAGTAAGGAAACTCGTTTGTCCGGTCGGAGAGGTCTTGAAAATTTTCGAGCCGGAGGTTATACAAAAACTTAACGGCGCGGACTTGGCCAAACCATAACGACGGCGGACTATGCAAATATATTTTCTATAATTTGCCTTTTAATGATCTTGGTCAAGCAAATAAAAAAACTGCTAAGTTAATAAGGACAAATTTTTACCTTTAATTCTCGAAATGTTATTTACAAATTACATTAACGGACAAATGGACAAAAACATTTTAAAAAATACCAATATTGGATTAACTGACGTACTTGCAAAGAGTTTTAAAAGTCTTTGCCATATACCGGAGCAATGCAATCATTTACTCGACAAGGGAGAGTTTATGCGCAAGAGGCCGGACATATTTGAGCCGGTTATAGACGAGGGTCTCCGGACAATTACAATGAGAGTAATTGATTTCGATAAATACGAAAGTTTTAACGAGTCATTCCAAAATATAAGAGAGGCCAATCAAATCATTGCTGAATACCAAGAGAGGCGCGCGTAATGGTTAAAATCGACGACTTATATATTAGGATTGTCAAGGCTATGAGATACGAGGTTTATATCGTCATTAACTTTCAAGAAAAAAAACAGATTGGAACGTATGACGTAAAATTTCAAGCTCAAAGAATTGCTCGGGATTGGTCATTATTTTTCGGCGGAGTAAAAATCGAGGAGGACTTTTGAGAACACTTGAGGAGCTTAAACTTACTATAAACGAAATTGACCGAGTACGATATTACGCTTGGTTAAGAATACAAAAATCTCCAAATTGCTATTATCCGCCGGACGTTTACCCGTTTGAAGTTGAAAACTTTTACTCACAAATGGAGACTCTCGACACGGCTCGAGACCTGTTAATTTCCATTACGAAAAAGATTACTCACGATTTTCAACTCAACGATTATTTGGTAACGCTCCAAATAAAAAAATATTCATTACAAAACAAAGCCGACAATTCCGCCTTAAGTTTTCAAGATGAAATTATAAAAAACAATTTAATGATTTTAACCTATCGCTATGCGCTTGGCCAAGTCGACACAATCTTAAGCTATGCGCCAAACTTTGAGGAGGTCGAGATTGACTTATTCTAAATACGAAAACCGCGCCTCCCGTCTTGTTATAAATGTTTGCAGGATAATATTAATATTAGGACTTTTATTGTCTTGCTCCTTTTGCTCAACGCTTTTAAAATATTTCAATGGCCACGTTTAGCAAAAAGACCCGAGAGGAAATTTGGAGTCGGGACGGCGGTCTTTGCGTCAACTGCAAAAAGAGAGCTCAAGAGATACACCATTTAATAGCAAACACTAAAACAAATATACTTGTATACACAAATAAATTAATTCAATCCGCCATTAACGGCGTTTGTGTTTGCAAAGATTGTCATAACAAATACTCAACTTGGGACAAAGAGCTCGTCGCGAAAGTAAGAAAACTTTTTGAACAATTCAGTAAATCGAAAATGAAAGATAAAAAAACAAAACCAAAAATTATTTGTATTTGTGGCTCAACGAGATTTCTTTCAACACACGCAATAAAGCGTTGGGAATTTGAAAAACAAGGGATAATTTGTTTGACCATTAATTTTCTGCCTTTGGACTACTTCAAGGAAAGCGCACACGGCGCGGAGCAAGACGGAGTTAAAGAAATACTCGACGAGTTACATTTAAGAAAAATTGATTTGGCCGACGAGGTTTATATAATTAACGCCGGAGGATATATTGGAGAGTCTACTCGAAATGAAATCAATTACGCCGAAATTCTCGGTAAGAAAATAATTTATATGGAGTAAACAAATGAACGACTTTGACGTTGCACACGCAAAAAGCAAAGACACAAAACGAGCCAAGACCGGAGTAACAAGACGTTTAAGAAAACTTGAGGTCGGAGATAAATATATTGAAACGGAAAGAACCTCCGAAATATATATTTTCGCAAAACGTCTCGGAATAAAAATTAAGACCGAGAAAGCAAAAAAAGGCTTAACAATAATTAGATTAAAATAATGAACGAAACAAAAGACCTCGAGGCTTGGGAAAGAAAATATCAAGCGTTTAAATTCTCTCTTGAGAAAGATTTTGAAACTCACGGTCTCGGACACCAACAAATAATTATTGCTCTATGTTGGGTTGTTATAAAAATGCTTTTCAAATTATTTTACAAAGCAGATTTACTTAAGAAAGATTAACAATGAAAAAACCAAAAGGATTTTGGAACGGAGAGCCGGCCTCTTATGAAGTTTACACCGTTGAGGTTATTGACTCGGAATTTCCCGCGTATTGGGCGCGCTGTTTTATAGGCACACAAAGACAGGCCGTTAAAGTTGCATACCCCGACAATGAACATTGTTTTTATATCGATAACGAGGACGGTCTTGGATTATTTAAAGTAACAACGGGCGGGTCTCCAAGCGACGGACACCGGTCGCTAAATTGCAAAGAGATTAAATTAATAACCGACGTCTCTCTCTATAAAAGATTAAACCTCGAGAAATATAGAGAAATAGAAAAAGTCTCCGACGAGTATCTTGAGAAAACTAATCCGGAATTATTTTTGAAAATTCAAAAGATGAAAGAGGCTTTTCCGGAGGTTTTAAAAAAATCAATATTTAAGGGACGTGCAATAGGTAGCTCAATAAATTTATCCGGAGAAAAATGTCCTAAATGCGGTTGTCAAATTAAAGACCCTTTCGCGGGCTCGACAATAATTCACAACGTCGAAAAATGCAACAGTTAATTGGAATTTAACGAGGCCGAAATTATGAGTTATTATAACTCCGCTCCCAAAGAGAAAGATTGGTATTTGGAAACGCGCGAAACCTTAATACAGCTATTTGGAAAAAAGGAGCTTTGGTTTGTTTGTCAACTCTTGGCCTCGACGAGTATAAACTCAACGCTCCGCTCCAATATTTCATTATTTATAAAAGCATACGACCAAATAAAAAACAATAAACCATTTACGGGTTACGTTCCGGTTATGTTAATGCAATTGGAGAGATTGAAAAAGGGAGAGCCAATCTCCGGACGCAAGATTAATAATTTCGCGCGCGCAATGTACGGAGACCCCGACGCCGTCGTTGTCGATTTGTGGATTATGAGAGCCTTTGGAATTGACACGCGGAGAAAGCTCTCAACGGGTCGATATGGAAATTGGACTCCGTCTAAAAAACAATACGACGCAATAGAAAATTGGATTAAAGAAAAAGCAAAAGATTTAAAGGTCGCTCCTCGAGAATTGTGTTCAATGATTTGGAGCGGTATTAGAACGGCCAAGACATCAAAAAACAATACAACGCGTTATTGTGAAATATTAAAACAAAAATTAACGTCTCCACTATTCAATAAATATAATTATGAAAATATCTAATACTTTAGATTTACCGGTCGACGCCGTTACTCAAAAAATTGCAATGTTAGGACGAACCGGCTCGGGCAAAAGTTACGCCTCAATAAAATTAATTGAGCTTATGTTAATTAAGAAAGCTCAAGTCGTTGTAATCGACCCCGTCGGAATACATTGGGGTATAAGACTAAACAAAGACGGCAAAACGCCGTCGAGATTTAAAGTCATTATCTTTGGCGGGTTACACGGAGATATACCAATCGAGCCAAACGGCGGGTCAATACTTGCGGACTTTATTGTCGAAAGAAATTTGTCGGCCGTTATCGACGTTTCGCAATTTGAGCACGACACCGAGCGCGCTCGTTTCTTAACAGATTTCGGGTCAAGACTATTTTATCTCAAGAAAAAAAATCCGTCCGCTATATGTTTAGTCCTCGAGGAGTCGGAGGAGCTTATTCCGCAAAATGTCCAACGCGGAGAGGAGAAAATGCTACAAGTATATAAAAGGATTTGGAAACTCGGTCGCAATTTTGGAATTGGCGGAATTATAATCTCTCAAAGGCCTCAAGACATAAATAAAAAAGCTCTCAATCAAACGGAGTGCGTTTTTGCTTTTCAGTTAACCGGCTCTCACGAACGAAAAGCAATGCAAGAATGGATTAAAGACAAAGAGCTTGACCTTGACCTTGTCAACGATTTACCGAAATTAAAAAAAGGTTTTGCACACGTTTGGAGTCCGGCTTGGTTAGAGGTTTCAAAAGTAATTCATATCTCGGAGAAAGAAACGTTTGACGCCTCGTCAACTCCAAAGGTCGGAAAAAATATAAAGTCGCGTCCTCTTGGTAACATTGACTTGAAAAAGTTGGGAGACCAAATGAAAGCGACAATCGAAAAAGCCAAAGAGAACGACCCCGCTCTTTTAAAGAAAGAAATTGCGGAGCTCAAACTCGAACTCAAGAAAGGAAAGCCGGCAAATCCAAAAGACCTCGAGCACAAAATTGAGCAAGCCAAGAATATACTAACAATCCAACTCGAGAAAAAATTCAATATTGAAAGATCGCAATTTGATAAAACAATAAAACTGCTTGATAACAAACTTAAACAAATACGTGAAATTTCCGGCGGACTAAAGTCAATAACTATAATTCCAAAACTGCAACAACAAAAATTTACTCAACGGCCTATAATCTTAAGCAACTATAAAGACTTGAAATCTCTCGAGCCTTATGATACAAAAAGAGAATTTGTAGTTAGCAAGGGAGAGCCAAGACCGGAATATACTCCTCCGGATAATTCAGAATTGAACGCCGGCCAATTAAAAATATTAAAAGTCATTGCTCAATATCCGGAGGGACTTGACGCGGAGGAGATTTCGGTTAATACCTCTTTCAAGTCAACATCAAGAAAAGAATACACGCGGAAATTAGTTGCTCTTGGCTATGCTGTTAAGGACGGTAAAAAATATTATGCAACTCAAACGGGCATTGAATTGCTCGGGGACGCATACGAGCCAATACCAACTCAAGGGTCGGAGCTACAAATATATTGGCAAAATAAATTAACCGGCGGAGAGCTCAAAATATTTCAATGTCTTTTAAGATATTATCCGGAGGCCTTAACGACCGACCAAATAATGCAAGTGGTTAATTATAAAGGAACGAGTACAAAAGAATACTTGAGACAATTATCCGCGCGGAAAATAATTGTAAGGCAAAACGGCAAAGCCAAAGTCAATGACAAACTCTTTAAATGAAACAACCGGAAATAATAAAAGGTTGTATCAAAAAGCAATACTTTAAAACGTTTGCGTCGGCTAAATTTATAGGAGACAACAACGGCCTCCGAGCTTATAAATGTAAATTTTGCAACGGTTATCATTTAACGAGCAAGAATAATAAAAAAGTTAAAACGGTTTTCGATAAATGAAACGGAAACGCCGTCATTACTATATAGTTATGAGGTCGGAAAATCCGGACGTTATAATTTCGACGCGTCGCTTTTGTCCGGAGTGTTACCCTCCGGCCGACTTAACAGAAAATTTTATAATAAGAGAGCCTCGTTGGAAAGATATATTTCCATATATGGAGGACGAGGAACTTTTACCCGACGCTCCGGATTGTGATTGCGACAAAAAGAAAAAAGCTGAAAGTGAAAAAAGTAAAACGTATTAACTCTCAAAAAGGTCGAGTTTGTATTTGTCCTTGTTGTAAGGCCAACGCAATCTCGAGAGCCTTTTGTGGAATACACGTCCGCCAAGCTCGGAGAGGTTATTTGCAATACACAATAAAGCGCAAACCGGTAAGAATAAAAGTAACACCGCTCGAGCGCGCTATATACACCGGCAATACAAAAAATTATTTATATAGGACTTGGCAAGCTATACGGGAGCGTTGTCATTCAACGGGACATGAAACATACAGGCATTACGGAGCTAAAGGAATACAAATCTCTCTCGATTGGTATATTTCATTTGATAAATTTTACAAAGACATTGTCGCGACCATTGGAGAAAGACCCGCGCCGGTCGACGGAGAAAGATTTGAGCTTGATCGGATAAACGAAAAGCTCGGATATAATATTTCAAATATTCAATGGTTGCTTAAAAGAGAGAACTTGGCCAAGAGACGTTTTGACAAATCCGGTAAGACGGACGCAACTCCTCCGCCAACAAAAGACGAGCTCCGAAATTCCGAGAGAGAACTTTACAAACAAATAGACGAGGACGCTCCATTTTGAAAAATAAGATTAAAAAGTTAATTAACTCGACCATACATTTAATTAACGGCCTTTATTCCGGTTATCCTTTTTGTTGTGTTTGGAGCTATACTCGAGGAAACCGGCGCGCGGAAAAAGGATTTAATTATGCTCGTTGTCCGAAATGTATTGACTCCGGAAAGGTCTCGACAAAAGAACGCAAAGGGACAATTCGTTTTCCTAAACGATATGGAATTGATAAAACAATAAACAGATTTTTATTCATTGACCCGTCGAAAGAAAAATGATAACAGAACATTTAAAATATATAATCGTCCATTTACCCAAGACGAAAGATTGGTTTGAGCCGGACGATTGCAATTATATCTACATCAAGCGCGCCGACTATGTTCTAAGGAGATTAGTTGAGGAAAAAATTCTCGAGAGTAAAGTAACCGGCAAAGCTCCTTATAATTTAAAGACTCTTTACAGGAAAACCGCGAAATACTTTGAATTTATAAAAATTTAGTGTTTCACGGGAAACAATTTCAAACAATCTATTTGCAAACGATTTAATAACAAGCTATTTTTGTACCAATTGAGAAAGAAACTCTAACCGGTCAAAGAATGGCAAAGAAAAATATTATTGTGATTGACTCACGAACGGCAAGGACAAAAAGACAAATCCAAAAACTTTTCGAGGAGACCAAAAAGAAACTCAAGGGAGAGAACGTCATTATTGATTTAAGGGACGTCGAGCGTCTTACGGCTCAAGGTTTTTCTCAAGTCGACTTATCGAATTTTTATGGAATTGCGCCGGAAACGTTCTCAAGACAAAAAACCGACTCCGAAATATTAAGTCAAGCTCTAAGACAGGGTAAAGCACAAGATTTGTCAAGCTCGACTTTGGAGTTGCAAAAAATGATAAAACAAAAAAAATCGTTACACGTTAAATTCTCGGCCGTCCGATTTAACCTTTGCGCTCGACATGGTTGGAAAGAAAACGCTCCGGCGGAGGAAAGTCCGCTCGACAAAGAGGAGTTTCAAAAATATATCAATGATTTATTATTTGCATAATGGAGAAAACTTTACACGTCAAACCAAATTTATATGCTTTCTATTTTGAGAGATTAAAAATTATTGCAAAAGATTTCGGCTATAATTTAGTAGTTCACGGCTCAATGAATAGAGATTTAGATCTAATTGCGGTCGCTTGGGTCGAAAATCCAAAGGACGAACTTGCAATGATAAAAGAATTTGATAAATATTTAACGGGCTCTTGCTTTGAAACAAAGGCGGACTATATGTTTTCGGTTTTACATAAGCATAGAAATAATTATATAATAAATTTGAATAGAGGCGGAGCTTTTAATAATTATTTGGACGAGAAATATTATCTCGATATCTCTATACCTGTAATAAAAAATGAAAACTAAAATTATAAAAGAGGCCGGTAAAACATTCTCGAAATACGGAGACGTTTTCACTCGGAGACATGACGAAAAATATCAAGGCAAAGCGACGATTTATCGTCGTTGCAAAAAATGTAAAAAATTAATACACCGCTCTTGTTGGTCGGGACACGAGGTTTATTAGTTGAGTCTCGACCCAATACGCCGGTCTAAAGCCGGTTACTTTCTTGACTATCAAAAGAAATGGATTACCGACAAATCCAAATTTAAAATCCTTACCAAGTCCCGACAAATAGGCTACACTGAAATGAACGGTTACGAGGCCGTTGACGAAACTTATCGAGACAATGTCAATACAATTATTTGCTCGAGCTCAATGAGACAATCCCGTCAAATTATGGAGCGCGTCGAGAAATGGATTGAAGTTTACCGCTCTATTTTATTCAATAAGTTTGGCCGGAAATTAAATTTACTAATTGACAACCAAACGCAAAAGCAATTTGAAAATGGAAAATCGATTTATGCTTTACCAAGCAACCCAAACACTATAAGAGGATTTTTCGGAAACGTAAAGCTCGACGAGTTTACTCTCCATAAAAATCAAAAGAAAATTTACGAGGCCTTATATCCTACCATAATGAGAGGTTATCGTATTTCAATAGGCGCGACTCCATTATCAAAGACCGACCTGTTTCACGAAATAGTAACCAACAAAAGAAAATATCCTAAATTCAAAAGACACCAAACAACAATCTTGGACGCTCAAGCCGACGGATTAGTCGTCGATATTGAGGAGCTCCGCGCCGGTCTTGACGACGAGAGCTTTGACCAAGAGTTTCTTTGCGTTTTCCTTGACGCCGGAGGGACATTCTTTCCTATTGATATTATTAACGTCGAGGATTACGAGATTACAGATTTACCGGCGGACTCTCCAAATTATTTGGGAGTCGACGTTGGTCGCGTCAAAGATTTAACCGTTATAAGCATAGTCAAAAAAATCTTTAATAAAATTTATCTCGTTCACTATGAAGTATTAAAGAAAAAAAAGTTTGGAGAGCAAAGAGAATATATTAAAAGACTCTTTCAATATTATCAATGCGAATATGGCCAAATAGACGAGAGCGGTCTTGGTATGCAATTGGCGGAGGAGCTAAACGAATGGAATAAAAACATAGCGGGACTTGCATTTACAAATCAATCCAAAGCGCGCCTTGCAACGCAAACAAGAAAAATGTTTGAGAATAAAGACCTCTCCATTTACGACGACCGAGATTTAATAGTTGACATACATTCGATAAATAAAAATGTTTCAAACGCGGGAAATATAATTTTCCAAAGCGACGCGGACGCAAACGGACACGCCGACCGGTTTTGGTCGTTGGCTATTGCGGTCGATACTGCTTTAAATAAAAATGCCAAGATAATAACTCATAACCAATATTAACAGGTTTGAAACGGACAAATGGAAAAAGTAATATTACAGATTTTTTATTTCAAGGACGCGCCGGACTATTGGAAAAGATTTCCGGATATAAGAAACAGATTGAACGGCTCGAAAGAAATTTGGAGAGGGTACAAAGAGGACGCTCCGCCGGAATACGGCCAATATATGAAAGGTATTGACGGCCGGAGATACGTTGTCGTTGTAAAGTAACTATTGACCATTGGGAAATTAAAGCCTATCTTTGTAACAATCAAATGAGAAAATTTTAAATAAATGGACATACGCTCTTTAAATCCTCTTGGCGGAGGCGGTCAAGACAAAATTGTTGCTCGTTATAATAGCGACACCGATATTAAACGGCGCAAAGAGGCGGAAAAGATTTATCACTTTTACCATGTTGACCTCCCAAGAATAAAAGATTATATTTCCGAGACTATGAGAAGTAGCTCGGAAAATGTTTTATATATACCTACAAATCAAATCGGATATTATCGGAGAGTTGGAGGCGGAGGTCTTGGTATATTTTCAGAAAAGACTTGTCGCGTAATGCCAAAGGTACATTTCCGCGCGTTCAATAAGGTTGTTTCGCTTTCATGTACTTTATATGATTATGGAGTCGACCGATATTTAATTGACCCCGTTACCGGAGAAATTGACAAAGACCAAACCGACCTTTTGCTCGAGCTTTACAAAGAGGCCGGTATACATGAAAAGCAAAAAGAAATTTACGAGCAAGCATACGCATTTAATACCGTTCATGTCGAGCCGGTTTCAAGAGACGGCAAAATGCAGATCAATATTTATTCTCCCAATAACTTAATAGCCGTTCCGAAAGATAATAATAAATATGAGGCCAAAGAGCTTTATATTATTAAATACCGTCTCAACGACAAAGGGAGCTCCGACAAATATTTTGTATTTTGGAGCGACGGGGAACATTACGAAATTGATAGCTCCGGAAAGAAAATTAATGTTAAAGACGGAGAGGACGAAAACACCGACGGGAAAAATCCTTTTGAGAAAATTCCATTAATAAAATTTTCATTGCACGACGGAGAGGACTATTTTGGAAAAGGACGCCTTGACCTTGTCGAGCAAAATATTTGGTATGATATAAGACAGGCAAACTTAATGTTTGTTGAATTTTATCAAGGCTTTGGTTATGGCTATACTGTTAATTTGGGTCAAAGCCTCGACATATCTCCCAATAGTTTCGTAAGTGTTGACGGAGTAAAGAAAGACGACAAAGACCCTAAAATGGAGGTCGTAAAAACCGACGCTCCTATGACAGAAATAAAAGACAATATAATTGACTTTTGGAAATTGATTGCGAACGCGTCCGGAGTCAAGGGCTCGGATTACGAGGGAAACTCAAAACAGATGTCGGCCGACTCTAAAGTAATGGACTCTAAGGAAATGGAGACTATGAGAATAAAGGACACCGGCAAAGCTACAACATACGAGACCGAGTTTTTTTATATGTTTAGAAAAGTTCACAATCTAAATAACAAAGATAAAAAGGACACAAAAAAATTATTAAAAGAAAATTTAGTTTTCCATATTGATTTTATGTTTCCGACTCCGGACTTGACTCCGGCCGACGAAATAAAAGTTTGGGAATTTGAGCTCGACAATAATTTAAAAACTTATGTCGATTATTTGATTAAGAAAAATCCAAACCTCAACGCTAAGAAAGCGTTGAAAATGATTAAGGGTAACATCAAAACAAATGACGAGATAAGAAAACTCGTCGCGAAAGGACAAAAAACAAATGACCAAAATCCGCCAATCGACCCAAACAAAGAGCCTCCAATTGACGACGGTCAAGGAGGCGCAAATTGATTAAAGTATTTCACAAAGACGAAACTCCAATTGGAGAGTTTACTCAAGAGGAAATTGACGAGGCCGTCGCAAACGGCGCGACCATTTCCCAAAAGACAGTTATTGAGGGAGAGGAGTCAAACGACGACCGTCCCTTTTATTTAATGAAAGGAAATCTCGGAGACGTTCAAGCTCAAAAGAAAAGAGTCGCAACTCATATCTCTCAAGAAAGAATGTCGGAGCTTTTAAAGCTCGGTCTTATTAATGAGAACGATTATTTTGTATTAGCAAACGACAAAGCAGTTGCGCAAAGCTCGGACAACGAGCCTATAAAAATTACATTCGACCAAATCGAAACGGAAATTGGAGACGATTGGTTGGAAATAATTTCAACAATTAAAGAGCGTCTTGACCTTAACGCGCAAATCTCCGGCGTCGATAATGTTATTCAAGTTCCGGAAAAAATCAAGGAGTCAATCGAAAATATATTTAAGGAAATTGGCGGAACGGTTGCGGAGGAGGACGACGTTAGAGTATTGGAGGCCATATTAAAAATTAAGGCCAAGAGAGAGGACATAATTTCGGCTCTTGTTGTCTATTGTCGCGATCTCGAGAGAGACCAACACTATACCGCGCGTTTTGTCCCAAAATTCAAAACATCAAAATAATTATTGGTTTTAGAAAAACTTTCAAATATATTTGCATAACTCAAAGGAGAAAATTTCAAAATGGCCAAATACAATTTAGCAGAACTAAAGAAAAAAACAGGAGACGAACTCCGGACAATCTTAAAAACATTACTCGGGGACGCATACAAAGAGGACGATTACAAAGACAAAGAAGTTTCCGACTTGTCGGAGGTTGTAATCGACAAACAATTTGAGGCTCAACATTCAACACTGTTTAGCCAAGACAAAAAATCACTTGTTAAAATTATCGAGGACACACGTCTCGAGGCAAAGAATAACAGGCTCGACGCGGAGAAAGAAAGAAAGCTAAAGAACGATTTACTCTCCAAGACAAATGACGAGGAAATTAAAAAACTTGTTGCGGACGGAAAGACGGACGAGGCCGTCGCAAAATTGCAAACTACAATTAACGAAATGTCTACAAACTTTGAGCAATTCAAACTCAAGGCGACGGCTTTCGATAATCAAGTTAAAGCAAAAAAGACGGAGCTCAAAGAACGTCTCGGAGATAAGTGGAAAGAGAAATACGAAAATTACGATATTGAGGATTTAACAGAAATAGCGGACTCGGTCGCGCCGGTCAAACCGCCGGAGGAAAAACCAAAGCCGAAACCGACTAACCAAAATAATCAAACTACACCTCTTACGGCCGACGAGATGTCGAAAAAATCTCCGGAGGAGAAACTTGTTGCGGGTGGTTTATATAAAACCGAGTAACAAGCAAATCTAAAATCAATCAAGACGGTTGGTTAAACTAACAAACATTTTTTTTAAAACTAAAAAGTGAGGCAATTACAAAATGGCTAACAAGCTAACATTACTCGACCTCGCTCTCCGCGCTCAAAATCCGAACGCAACACAAATCGGACTTGTTGAGTCAATGGCGCAAACAAATCCATTATTAAATATAATGCCGTTTATACCTGTAACGGGAAGTTTGCTCCAATACAACCGGAGAGTTGGTTTGCCGACCGTCGGCTTTAGAGGCTTTAATCAAGGTATTGATAAAAGCAAATCGAAAATTATACCGGTATCTATCGAGTGTAAATTTTTGGGCGGTCGCTCCGTTGTTGACAGGCGCATTGCGTTAAAAGACCCGAGAGGTATTAACGTGCATAGGTCGGAGGAGGACTCCGGTTTTGCGTCCGCAATGGCGAACAAATTTAACGCGGTTTCATATTACGGAAATAAACTTTCCGACCCTAACGAAATCGACGGTATATCGACCATACTTGATACTATTGGCGGGACTTGTATCAATGGAACTGCAACAAGCGAAACGGTACACTCAATATATGCTTGGGCTTTCCAAGACGTTCTAACCGGTCAAGGCCGACTCAAAGGAGTTGAGGGTCTACTTGCAAACGGCCAACTCATTAACGCTTTTGATATGGGTTTGCATTACGAAAAGGACGCGGACAACAAAGAATATCCGGCGTACTTTACGGAGTTTGAGTGGGAGCTCGGACTTGCGGTTTACGATACCCGCTCGGTTGCAAGGTTGGCAAATCTCGACGCAACACACAAACCAACAATCGGTTTGCTCAATCAATTATTTACCGCAATGTATCCGTACAAACCGGACGTTATAACTTGCGACAAAGCAACTTATAATTGGATACAAGATTTGAAAGGCTCAACATTTACAACCGTACAAGTTGGAGAGACCGAGCTCTTTAAACGCGTTCTTACATTCGACGGAGTAAGAATTGAGATTGATGAAAACATAACGACCGAAAGCGTTATTTCTTAATCTTTGTTTTTACTATTTGAATTAACTATTTTGTAAATTAAAATTATAACGAAATGTCATTGAGAAATTTTATTTTAAACTTCGACCGAGATTTGGCCTTTACATATAAGACCGCAATCACGGCCGACGGTTACTCCTCCGACATTGAGACCGGTTGCGACGGGAGCGGGGTTGGAGTCCCTCTCTTTGTTGTTGTAATGGTTTCGGCGGTTGGCGGAACTTCACCAACTCTCGATATAACCGTTTGTAGCAAAGCGACCGCAAGTCCTACAACGTCGGACGCCGTTGGCACAATGCCACAAATCACGGCTAATGGTATGTACCATTTTTCTCTCCCGCAAAATGTTAAGAACTTTGTAAATCTTAACTACAATATTGGCGGAACGGGTACTCCAACATTTACAATAACAGCGTTCTTAACAACATTGATATAAATTGAGCGCGGTCAAATCAATAGTAGTTTTAAACGCGGGGTCGGGGTATACTACTGCTCCGACCGTCGCGTTTACTCCGACCAACGGAGGCTCGGGCGCAACTGCAACGGCCGTATTGAAAGCGGACGGCGTTCTTGCGGTTATCGTAACTAACGGAGGGTCGGGATATATTTCTCCTCCGACAATTGCTTTCTCCGGAGGCGGAGGAACGGGAGCAACTGCAAAAGTTTCATTAATTGCGGAGGCCAAAGTTTACGATATTATCGACCTTGCAACTGCTAAAGTAATTTTGAATGTTGACCAAGCCGACACAAAAAAAGACGACATAATACAATTACAAATTTCTTGGATTTCATTTGCTCTTGAGAGTTACTTAAAGAATAAAGTAGCAAAGCAAAGTATTAGTGAAATTTTTTCGTCCGATTATGTTAACATAGTTAAACCGGCTTTCTTTCCTGTTATCTCCGTTGAAAAACTCCAATACATTCAAGAGTATAAAGAGACTTATACGGAGGACGATTGGTTAGACTATCTAAAGCCGTATGTTATTATGGACGATTGGTTTCATAATATGTATGTCCCGAGAGGTTTATATTTGCCTAACGATATTATTTTATCCGGCTTAATGACTAACCGGCTAAAATATACAGTTGGTTACGAGCCGGACAATATTCCGGCCAATATATTAATTGTCGTCGGAGAAATGTTGCAAGATAAAATTGAGCAGAGCAAACACGGCGTCTCGAGGCTTGGAAAGTCCTCGATTGCTAAAGGCTCGACAATAGTCGAAACAACATCATATATAAGTTTACAACCGCGTTGGACGGAGCTCTTGAAAGATTATGTCAACGAGGAAAATATAAAGACGGTAACTTTTCAAAGATAATGGAAAACACTCGAATTAAAATAAATAATTTTCTCGAAACTAATTTACTCGACATTAAGAAAGTGAACGGGTACAATAACGACGTTGGGAAAATTTATCAAGGAATAATGACTCTCGAGGAAGTATCCGACTCGGACTTTCCTTGTCTTTGTTATTTCTATGGAGAGGAGACGCGTAATACTTTAAATGAAAATTCTAATCAATTCCTTTGTGAAGTGGAATTAATTTGCGTTATACATTTAGAGGCCACGAATGATATTGCAAAGACCGGCTTATTAAATAAAACGGCGGAGTTGGGAGTCGCGGACTTGTTGGCTTTCTTTAACAAAAGTAAACTTGTAACCGCCTCTTGTAATTTCAACCGCCAACTCGGAGTCCAACGTTGGTTTGTTAATCGAGTTTCTCAAAGGTTTGACGAGTATCTCGAACGAAACAGAATATCCGGCGCGGTCTCCGTTTCAATAAAATATCACGACAAAAATCAATAATTAAAATTTAAGGAGTATATAATGCCAAGCGATTTAAGATATATACCCTCCGCACATCAAGAGCTCGGACACGAGGCTTTCTTTATGAGACGAGTTACCGACGACGGAGCTTTTGTCTTAACCGGAGAGCTCTCCTACATTATTATAACGAACGGAGGCTCGGGATATACGAGCGCGCCGACTATAACAATAGGAGGAGTAACAAGCGGAGGAGGAACGGGAGCGACGGCCGTCGCAAAAGTACTCAACGGAAAAGTCGTCCTTGTTATAATTAGCAACGCGGGCTCGGGATATACCTCCGCTCCGGACGTTGCATTTTCCGGAGGCGCGGGAACGGGAGCAAGCGCGACCGCCACAATAAAAGACAAATGGCAATTAGGCTTTGGCCGTTTGAAATCAGAGGTCGAGTACGGCCAACCGGAGACGGAAGTTTTTGGAGAGGGCGGAAATCTTTTCAATACCAAGAAAGAAAACAAAACCGGAAAAATTACTTTCACGTCATTGCAAGACGACGCGGGGACGGAGGAGTTTTTGACTAAAGAAGTTGGTAAATACAAGTGGGCTATTTTCCAAGTTTGCGGTATTGACCAAGACAACGAGACTCTCGGTTTAACTTTTTGGAAATATCGTTATATGGGTATTGTTAGAATACCTAATTATTACAAGGTCTCCGCGCAAGGGAGAGAGCCGGATATGTCCGGATTTATTCTCGACAATAAATCTGCTATAACAGTAGACGAGTCGGCTTTGCCAATTGCGGGTCTTTTACAGGCTTACGACTTATTAGCGCATGAACTTTGTGCGACCAAGTCCGAACCAATAGCTCCGTCCATTTAATTAACTTTATTTATCAAAAACAATTTGAGGCTCAATATAATGTTGAGCCTCAATATATAAGAGAGGTCAATATATGAAAACCAAAATAATAAAAATAGATACTCCGGCCGTTTTAACAAACTCAAAAGGAATTAATAAAAAATATCAAAGCGGAGAGATTGACGAGTTTAACCAATCCGAAATTGACAAGCTCCCAAATCTCCAAGTAAATTTCACTGAATTAACCGACGCGGAGATCAAGGCTTGGAAAGACGACCAAGCTAAACTCGAGAAAGCAAAAGCAGATAAAGAAAAACTCGAGAGAGAGCAAAAAGAAAAAACAACACCGGCCGACGACAAAGCCAAAGTTTAATAATTTTTCAATAAACAAAATGGAGAAAATATGAAACCAAAAAGACACCAAAGAAAAACAAAAACCGCTCCGGATAAGATACAAAAATCTTATAAGGAGTATACTATTTTAGGCCATAAAATCCGGAGCTATAAAATTGACTTGGCCTTTCGTAAAAAGATTTATTTTTTTGTTATAAAGCTGTATAACTATTTCGAGAAAGAGCTTAAGATCGGTAAGGCCGAAATGAAAAATCCGGAAAACCAACAAAAGCTCGGAGAGGGAGTCTTAACTTGGTTACATGACCCCGTAAACATTAAAGATGTTTTCGAGACGTTTATACAAAGTGATATGTCTTTTGTCGACCTCAAGAAATTTAAGGAGGGAGGAGACGACGAGTTATATATTGAGGTACTCGGAACGTGTAATAACATTCTCGGAGATTTTTTCAGTACGATAACAAAACTCAAGAGCTAATAAAGGGAATAAAATTATCGTTTCCCGTGAGTTTTGGAGACGAGTTAAAGCTCGTCTTACCGGCTAAATACAACGTTGCTCCGTCTTGGATTTTTGAGTTTATGATTGACGAACTTTGCGAATATTATCATGCCGAAAGAATATATATTGAGACTCATTACGATATAGCGGACTATTACGAAATGGTTGCTTTTAGAAATCGAAAAACCGCAATACAAAACTTTATACTCGAGGAGAGTAAAAAGAAAAATAAAAAGAGGCGTTAATTGATTGGTTTTAATTTCAATATAGAATTTTTGGGGGGAGTTTATGACGCGGGGTCAAGTTCTTGGTCTCGTTTATTTTACCAAAATGTTTTCCGTAAATATTCAAAAGACATTACAGAAAAAAAGCTCCTCCTAACTTCTATATTAGTAGCCAATAACCAAACCGACAATCTTAAAAGAGGAGTAACCTATTTCGGCCAACCGGTCGCTCCTTTAAGCGCGTACACAATTAAAATGAAAGGCCACGACCGGCCATTTCTCGACAAAGGCGTTTTGTTTCAATCCGTTGCTTATAGGAAAGTTGGCCAAGAGAACCTTTGGAGCTTGAGCGTTTGGGAGGTATACATTAAACAGGAACGCGCAAAAATAGCGGAGCGTCTTTATAGAGGAGACCCGTCCAAGAATTTACCGGCTCGACCTTTCTTTGGAGTCGGAGCTTATTTGTTAAAAAAGATAGACTCAACAATGGAGAGATAATGCCGGACACCGGATTAGTAATTAAAATTTCGGGAGACGTTAAAGACATTGAGTCGAAACTTCAAAGCGTCCAAAAAACTCTTGCTCAACTTGCTAAAGCAAATCAAAAAAATTCTCAAGAATATAAGAACGCTTTAACTCAAGAGAAAACTATTCTCAAGGAGCTCGAGAACCAACTCAAGAAAGAGTTGGCCGACCAAATCTCCGCCGGAAAAGTACGGATTGAAGTTGAGAAAAATACCGGCAAAATTAAAATCGAGGAAATAAGAAAGGCCTCGAAAGAAAATGACAGCGCGACCAAGAAAGAAATTGAGCTTTCAAAAAACATTACAAAGATTATAACGACGGAGGAAAACGCAAAGACTAAGGTCAAAATTGCAAATACAAAAGCCTCCACAAAAGAAAAAGAGCTCGAGGCAAAGAAAGAAATTGAGAACGCAAAAAATACCTCTAAACAAATTATCTCCGCCGGTAAGGATAAGACCAACAAAATAAAAGCGGAGATAAAAGCCGAAACAGATTTTAAGAAAATACAAACGGCTAAAGAGTTAAGCGACAAAAAACTTGCTCTCCAAAAAGAGGCTCAAGAATATAAAAAGGTTAAAGACGCCAAGAGAGACGCGGATAAATCGTCGGCGCAAAAGCAAAAGGCGGACTCTAAATTTACCGGTCAATCGGTTTCTCTCGGGAGCAATGTTGCAATCAAGCAACAAATCCAATATTTAAGACAACTCCAAAGCCAAGTCCCAATAACGTCAAACGCATATAGAAACTATGCGTCGCAAATAAATAATCTTAACCTATCGTTAAGGCGCGCCAACGCAACTCATAAAATTTCAATATATCAAATGGCGGAATTTTACGAAAACCTTACGGTTGTTGCGGGAGGCGTTGCATTACTCGTCCAAAAGGTTTTTCATTTAGGCAAAGAATTATATAACCTTGCTCAAGTCGGCGCGGACTTTGACATTGCTTATAGTGGATTTGAGAAACTTACGGGAGGAGCGGACAAGGCTAAAGAGGCTCTTGATCTATTGCGAAAAGCGTCGGCCGGAAATATGGACGACAAATCTCTCGTCGAGTTTGCTAATAAAATGTTATTGCTCGGTTTCAATACAAAAGAGACCGCTCAATTTATCGACGTTGCGGAAAGAAAGCTCGACTTACTCGGAGGAAATCTCGGAGAGGCCACAAACCAACTCTCAAAATATTTAGCAACGGGCAAAGGTCGCGGTCTATATGCGCTCGGTATAGACATAAATAAAATTAATGACCTTATCTTAAAACAAACCGGCCTCCGGAAAAATGAAATCGACGACTTATCGTCGGAGGGTCAAGAGCTTTTAAGGACTCGAGCTTTCCTCGAATTATACGGAGACTCGGTTTCAAATATTAATGAAAAGCAAAAAGACAGCGCGGACGTAATCAAGAGCGCACAAACGAGCTATGAGAATTTAAAAATCAAAGCCGGTCAAGTCGCGCAAGTTTTTTTTGTTGAGTTAATACCGGCCGTTGAGAATACAGTAAAGAAATTTATAGACGCTCAAGGCGGAGCGGAAAAGGTCGAGGCCAAGATTAAGAGCTTGGCGGAGGGAGTATCTCATAAACTTGTACCGGCTCTCATTGATTTATTAAAAGACCTCCTTTCGATTGGAACGAGCTTAATAAAAATAGTCGGATATATTTCCGACCTTATCGGTTGGGTCGAGAAACTCGGGAGCGCGCTTGATACCTTATTTGGTACAACGTCGAAAACAAACGACGGCCTCAACTCAATGACAAATAGTTTTTGGGATATGCTCAATCCAATTAAAATGATTGCGGACATGCTAAACGCCGTTACTATTTTAATCGACGAGGTTGTCGCGCGTTCAAAGGCTCTCTTTGCCGGAGATTGGACTAAACTCTTTAGTGGAGATTTTCTCGGAGACGCCGGAAAGAAAGACCAATTAAAAAGAACCGGTCAAAATCGAGATACATACAACGACCCAAATATTGACCGGTCGTTTGACCCAAACAAAGATTTCCAAATACAAAAGCCAAGCGACGAAAAGAAAGACGACGCCGAACTTAAGAAAGAAATCGACGACGTAAAGAAAAAACGTAAAGACGGCTCAAAAGAAAAAAAAGAGCACGAGATTGACGAAATAGAAGTTTATCTCAAAAAGTTAGCAGTTGAGAAAGATATTCTTGAGGACAACTTACAACTCGAGCAACTCGACCTTAAAACTTTCGACGAGCGTCAAGCGTATCTTAAACAGTATGTTTTAGATTATCAAAAATTACGCGACCAACTTAAGAGCGACAAGGATAAATTTGACACCGGCAAAGACGCTCAAAAGGTTGCGGAAAACCAATCGAAATATCGTAAAGAGCTTCTCGATCTTAACGGGAAAATACTTGACTCGGAAAAGAGTATTAGAGACGAGGCCATTAAAAAACAGGCGGAGGAGGTTAAACTCCAAAGCGGATTTCACGACCTTGAGCTCGAGAGACAACAAGTCGCGAACGACGTCGAGGACAAGTTACATTCCAAGCGGATTGAAAATATTAAAAATGAATTTGCAAAACGCAAAGAGGAAATATTAAAATCTGCTAATGACGAGATAAAACTTATTGAGCAAAATCCAAGTTTGCGCCGTAATCAAAAAGACCAATTAATAAAGTCGGCTCAACATTCGAGAGATTTACAAATTGCAAAATTGGAAAAGGACGCAATGGCTCAAGGCGCGGAGCAAGTTGGCCAAGCGTTCTCTCAAGCGTTAAGTTTGACCGGTCAAATACTTGACCAACTCGGTCTTGGCGGGAGCGAAATTATACAGGCTTTCCAAAATGCTTATTCGATTGTAACGTCAATCGTTGAATTAATAAAAACAATTCAAACTATAAGCGGAATATTTTCTTTCTTATCTAATCCGGTCGGAGGAGCAATCCAAGCCGTCGCGGGCTTTGCGACGGGAGGCTTTACGGGACACGGTCATAAATACGAACCGGCCGGAGTCGTTCATAAAGGAGAGTACGTCGTCCCAAGTCATTTAAGCGCGCTCTTTCCAATGCTTGAATGGTTTAGAAACGGCTCGCAAAATTACTCGGGTCAATTTTATGACGGCGGAAAAGCTACAACATCAATGACTCCAATTATTAACGTTGTCGTCGAGAGTGAAGTTGAGAGAACTAAAGCCGTAAAGTTTTATAATAATACTTTCGGAGCTTATCAAAATAATTTAACCAATAGAGCAATTCCACAATGATTTTGGAAATAACAAAATTTACTCGACCGCCTTTTGATCCGTCCTTGAGTTACGTTCAAGCGGATAATTATTTTAGAAAGACCGGAGTAAATTATATTGACCATATAATAATAAAAGCCTTTCCGAAAGAGGCTCTCCCGAGCTTTGACGACTCCTTGACTCAACGAGACACCGTCTATACTTACTTGGCCGGAAATTATAACGTCGCAATTAAGACAAGCAATAAAACAAAATCCGCCTTATTAAAAACTGTTTTAGAATTTTTTACTTTGACCGAGACCGTTATAATAAGAGTCATTTTAAAAGAGGACGGTCAAGCAAAACTTTTCGGCTTTATTGATATATCGTCAATGAGTTTCGACAAAGACCCGCGCAAAAGAATTTTAACTTTCGACGTTAACTCGGCCGAACATGAATTTTTTAAATACGCGGTCTTGGTTGCTCCTCTTTCTCCTAATATTGGACTCTTGACCGGAAATAATTTCCGTACAACAATGTATAGAATTATTGAGCAAGCAAACGTTACTCCTATTGATAGTACAAACCTCGACGCCGACGTTTTGGCGGAGCAAGGTTTTGAGCCAAAATTGTCGGCCTTGTCTCGTTTGTTTTCGAGCTATGGTTTTGAAAATAAATTTTCAATTGCTCAATGTATAATTTCAGTATGTACGGGCTTTGGTATTATGTTCAAATTAACTCCGACTCCGGACATATCTCCGGACGCTTGGGACGGAGGTATATTGAACTTATTCAAAAGAGAGCGCGGTATTACCGGAGACTCGGACGCTCCGAGCACGGATATTTTAGACGTTACGAAAACAGGAAAGAGGATTGAAACTTACGAAAGCAAATTAGTTGACGTCCTTGCAATAAAATATTTAGAGTTTGACGCAACGACGGAGGTCATTAAAGGAGCGTTTGCAGTTTTCGCGCAACGGGAGGAGGACACGTCTCCAACCATAATGACACACGAGCGCGCTTTCTTTACAGGGTCGGCCAAAGAGATAACTCGTTTTTGGGACGTCGAGGACTCGGAAGTTACCGGTATATATCCTAATGAGCAAGTAACGGAGCTCGACCTCGAGACCGTCGACTATAAGTTTGGAATTGCGTCGCCGGACACAATAGGAGGCCGTTGGACGATTGCTTTCGACGGAGAGAAAGCCATTACAAAATTATCTTTCGCGCGTTGCTTTGTTAAAGAATTTGAGGAGGGAGTTTATAACCCTTTATTACATCAAGACATTCCTTATACCGACTCGGGCTTTGGAGACATATTGCGGACGGCTCTTAAATCCAATACGTACGGATTTTTAATTAAAAATCTTTCCGAGAAATTAGTTCTTGAAATAAAATCGTCAAGGATTTTTAACCTTTCAAGTTATAGATTAATTCGTTTTCTTGGGAAACTTTATTTTTGTACGCGCGTTTCTAATATGAATGTTTTTAAAAAGAAATGCGAAATCGAAAACTATAAAATATAATGGTATACAATTTAACAGGTTGGCAAAATTCAATATGGAGAGTCCGCAAAAGGTCGGACGACTCGACCGTTGAAATAATAGAGCTCGAGGAAACCAACGGAGAGGGAATGATTGTTGAATACGAGGACTTTTACGGAGACGAGGAGGAAATTCTCGACTACTCCGCCGGAGAGGATAACGTCGACATCATTGTCGACCCCGATTATTTAGGGACTCGTTATCGTTGGACTTTTAATTGGACGGACTTGATAACGACCGCCAACGGTCTTAAAATAAAAAAGCTCCTCGATTATAGAATTGGCAATGCAAACTATTTTGAAGTAAAGCCAAGAAAAGACACGACAAAATATTATAGAGTCCATAAGGTTAAAGGGACGGAGCAATTAAGAGTTGGAAAAGGCGGAGCGGACTCAACGGGAGATTATGGTTATAGTTTCATTTGGGAAACGGTCGGCCTTGTCAAAGAGTTGGATTGGAGAGACCCAAACACCGGCCAATATTCCGGAGAAAATCAGCCGGTACAAGCCGGACAAAAACAATAAAGGAAAGGATAACTTAAAATGTTTAAAAAATTATTTTCATTTTTATTTTTATTATTTATAGTTTGTCAATTATCTTTCTCTCAAGTTATGGTTACAATAAGAGTAATCGATAACTCGGGAAATCCGGTAACGGGATTGACCGACGCAAATATAAAGTTTAAGCTCTATGACTATACCGGCGGATATGTTACAGGCCTAACGGTTACGGAGGTTGGCGTTCAAGGTAATTATCAAGTCTCCGGCTTTGCTTTCCAAACTTTACAGCTAACCAAATTATATATTAACGGAACGGAGCAAACTTGGTTTGGCCAACAATTCACGGGCTCTCCTTATAACGTCTTTCCTCCTTTTGCCGGAACGTCGACTATTAGCGGAGTTTGGGCGTTCACCGGAGCAAACACACATACCGGCGCGGAAAACCACACGGGAGCGGAACACCACACGGGAGTTGAAACGCATACAGGCGCGGAAACACACACGGGAGTTGAGACACACGCAAACGTTGAGAGGTTTAACGCGGGTATTGATTGCAATAATTTTCCAATTCAACACGTCGCGACGCCGACCATATCGACCGACGCGGTTAATAAAGCATACGTCGACGCTCTTGTCTCGGGAAATGCTTTCCCTATAAACGCCAATAGAATTTTAGTTGACAGTAAACAGGCCTCCGACGTCGCGGGAAAAATATATAACACAATAGCGGAGGCGGTAACATACGCGCACACGTCCGGCTCTCCGAGTACGTCGAACCGTTGGACTATTTTAATAATGCCAAACCAAAATAATAAATATGTTGAAAATTTTACTTGGTACGATTTTATTGACTTTGTAGGAATTGGAAACGTTACTGTTTCAAACACTCCCAATACTCCGCCATACTCAATATTTATCCGGAGCGTTGTTAACAGCAATAGAAACGTTAGGGTCGCAAATATTAACTTTGAGCAAACCGACGCCAATATCGATTTCTTAAATATGATCATGGTCAATTGCTCGATAACGACTATCGAGGACAACGACCCGCCGGATTTATATTTGTCAAACTCTCAACTCGAGAATTTTAAAATCAATTTTGCAAATGACGCGACGGGAAATATTATCTTGGTAAGTACAAATAACTTTCTTAATGTTGTATCTAATAAGCTATTGACTTTTGGCTCGGGAGACCAAGTCGTTAATTATACGGTCAACACCGGATTTAATTTCCAACAGCCTTGACGCTCTCAAATTTAATAGCGTCATTACTTGGCGCGGGAGCGGGAATTGGAGCGGTCATAATATTTCAATATATAATGAAACGCAAAATTCTTAAAGCAAAAGTCGGAGCTATAAATTACGCTCTTGAAACAATGTTTAACAAAAAGCAAACAAAAAAATATAAACAACTCCGAAATGAATATTACGAGAATTTCGTCGAGGAGCAAACACTACTTAAAAAGTAAAGGAGAGAAAATGAAAACATTTTTAGAGAAAGTCGGAATATTAAGCCTGTTTATTTTTGGCTTTATGTTCTTTGGGTCAATAGCCGGAGACAATTATTCATATACCGGTAAGGACTTTTATATCTTTGAAAACGGAACTATATCCGCGCTCAATTACGGCGGTACAAATGCAATCGTAATCAATAAGGCAACGTTGGCCGTAACTATTGGCTCAACGGACGGAGCTCCGTCGACCAAGCTCAACGTCGGAGAAATCCTTTTTGTTGCGCACGGGTCGGAGGCTACTAAACCGGCGTCCGGAAATTGCATTGAGTACAATAAGGGAAATTTTCATATATGGCGTTTTAACAACGGAGGAGCAAACGCATATTTTTACTTTGACTATACCGCGACCTCGAGTCAATCCGTTCTTTATTCTGCTACCGAGCCTTGAATAATCTCGGTCTAATATTCCTATTAACACTCATACAATCCGGATATGATTTCGCCGGTTGGTATGGAATTTTAAAAGAAAGCTATAAAAACAAAATCGGAGCTTATACTTTCCGGACTATCAAGTTTCTTTTAGATTTCCCTTTGACTATATTTGTACTAATTAAAACAGGTCAAGACTTAAAGCTAATAATTGCGTTCTATAATTCTAAAATGTTTGGCCTTTGTGATTTCTTTTATATAGTCTATTGGTTTGTAATCAAGAATGAAAGTTATAACAAAGACAACGAAATTATTGATTGGTTTTTTTTGGACGCCGTTGGGACTAATAAGAACGTTTATAAAATCTTGGCGCGCCAAGAAATTTATAAAAGGTACAATGTCAATGACCGAGTTTTATATCCAATTAATAATTGGTCAAATCATTTCAACACTAATATTAATTTTACTATGAAAATAAAAATATTTTTACTTTTCCTAACCTCGACGCTTTTCGCTCAATGGACGCCGGTCAAGCAAGACAAAAACTTTTTGCCGGACTATGGTTATTATTTATTTATGACCAACACCGGAGAAATGAGAGTTAACGGAGTCGCAATGCCGGCCGGAACTGTTTCCGTACCAATACAATTTTTCTTAAACTCTCCAAATATTGACACGTCGTTTGTACCTATCAAGCAAGACAACCCCGCGCTTGTCGATTATAATTATTATGTTTATGTAAAAAATAAAGACACTATTTTGCTCGGAGGCGTTCATTGCGCGCCTAATACGGTCAAAGTTCCAATGCAATTTTTCCTAAACAAAGGAGATACTCAAGTCGTCCAATCAAGACACGATACAACGACCGTTTTAATATACGATACGGTTTCGCACGTCGACACGGTTTTGTATACCGAAACTAAATCAAGCGACACCGTCGACGCGGGAGGAAATACGGAGGCGTCAAAAACAACCTCCGGCCAAGTAGTTAAAATTTTGGTACAAAATCCGCACGCTACTGGAGTCGGTTTCACTTTTAAATTAATTGTTGGGAGTGCTCTTCTAAACGAAAATTCTCATATAGTCGGCCTAACTTTAGAGTCAACGGCCGACCCCGAAAACGCGCAAGCCAACTTAATATTAAGCCACGCGCCTCCGACTAATCACGAGGTTATTATTTATTGCAACCCTCCTTATTTAAACGGGTCGGCTTATACGGCGGATTTCGCAGTTGAGTTTGAGATTAAATAAAAACTATATGTCTATATTTAATAAACTTGGAGAAAGAGAAAGGTCAAAAAACGAAATTAAGAATTATCCGTTTGGATTTGTTTATAAAATTATCTCCGTTGTTGTAGTAATTTTAATGGTCATATTAATTTTAGTTTCTTATTTAATTTGGAAAACACACACGAACGAAAAACAAATTAAAAACCAACAAATCGAAAGAGGGATAAAAGAGTAATGACTTTTACAGAATTTTTTTTAATACTAATGCCGTCGTTAGCAACTTTACTCGGAGGGATTGCTCTATTAGTTTTCAAAAGAAAATTCAAGAAATATGAAAAATACGAGGCTCTTAAAGAAAAACAGGAAACGCGAAAATATAACAAAATTGTTTTGACCGAGAGGAAAATTGATTGTCTAATTTTTGCGTTAACAAATGTCAACGGACAATTTAAACCAATCTCAAACGAAATCCAAAAACTTTATGACCAACACTGGAGGAGACTTGACCGAGAGGAGGAGATACTCGAAAATGAAAGTATATCATAAATTAAAAAAAAAGAGCTTTTAAAATGGAGACATTGACTTACATACTTTACGGGACGGCAATTTTCGTCTTGCTCGTTTATATAATTACTACATTAAAAAGAAAGGCTTGAAATGAAATACAATCTTAATTTAATTTTGTTTGCAAGTTTCTTTTTGGCTCTTGCAATAAAAATCTCCTATACGGACTACACAATAAAAACCAAACGGGACGTCCTACAAATTGCGGTTGCATTGTTAGCAACCGGTTTCTTTTGGTCAATCGACCAATTTCTCGTCAAGACCCAAGACTTGTTAAATGCAAGCGCGGATTGGTACGACATTTTTATTATACTTTTACTTATCATTGTATATACCGGTATAGGCGCGGGGAGCGTCCAAGTATATCAGTATATAGCTAAGAAAGGTATTGAAAAAACTTACGAGCAAGTTGACAAAATTGTACGGAAAGAAACAACGGTAACAAAAGAGGAAACAAGGGAAACAACAATAACTCCGGAGAAAACGCCGGACAAATAAAAATAACGAAAGGACAAAATTATTATGTCTCCAAAATTCAAAACGATTTTATTATACGTTTTAACAGGCTTGACCGTCTTAACGGTCGGCCTTTATTTTTATACCAATGCAATTAAAGACAAAAGAATTGCGCAACTCGAGCAAGATAATAACAGGCTCAAACCTCTCGAGCGCATAGACCAAAACACGGTTAAGAAAGAGGGGACGGAGAGCTTTAATATTAAAGAGCTCGTCTCCGAGCTTGCGCCGGTCATTGCTCGGGAACTCTCAAAGAACGGCCAAGACCCGACAATATTAACTCGGGTCATAACACAATTAAGAATTGATACGGTCAAAAAAACGGCCGACACTGTTTATAAGGATAATTCCGGAATATCTTGGGGGAGCTCTCTCGTTGCGGATAAATGGTATAGTTTTAAAGCGGATTGGAGTTGCAATCCTTATCAATTCCAAGTTACAAACTTTCGGTCGAGCGACGAAATTATTCTTGTTGACTATGAAACGGACGAGGGTCAAGGCGTCTATATCCGGAATAAAAATCCATACAATAAAATTGACTCCGTCGGCCATTTCTTTAAAAAACAAAAACAACAAACCGGCTTTCACTTGGGAGCGGGTCTTACCGGTAACTTAGGAGCGGGAAATATTACTCCCTATATCCGCGCCGGTCTCGGGTCTTGGTCGGGGTCAATTGGCCTAAACGTTCTTGATACCTCCGGATTTATAAAGCCTAACGTCCGGAGCGTTACTCTCGGGCTTGAATATAATTTTATAAAATAAAGAAAGGACAAAATACAATGTTAGAAATTTTTGACAACAACAAACCGGCGGAGGTTTTCAATTTTTTAGAAAATACTCTTGTATATGACGACGCCGTGAAAATATTTGACGCGTATAAAGACGACCTCCGCGAAAAAGAAAACGGCTTTTGGTTAAAGGACAAAAGCGCGACCGTCCAAGAGAGAGAGCTTGCAATTGCTCTCGGTTTTGTTATTCGTTGCAACGATATATTTATAACCAACGACATAAAGAGAAATAATGATTGGCTCTTTGTAATTCAAAACAGGCCGAACGAATATATAAGACGTTACGTTTATCAATGCACGGCCGACCCGAGCTTGAGGCGGAGCGGTATGGCTACACTTATGCCACAAATTTATACTGCTAATATTAGAAATCACCATAACGTTTTTGGCCGTCCGGCTTTATGTCAAGACAATTGTCCCGTAACGGTAAGGCGTTATATTAAAGAGAGTGAAATTTCTTACTACCAAAATTTAGGCTTTGAAGTTCACGAGGCCGTTGAAGTGGTTGGAGGTTATAAATATTACTTTTTTGATACCGGTCATTTTGGAATACATATCCATAACCCCGCGCAATATTGGAACTCGTCGCTCGGTTGTGTTATATTGGCCAATGATAACGATTACAAGAATGAGTTTAAGCCTCTCTTGAACGAGGCCAAGACCGTCCAATCGACCAAGATACCAATAGCAGTTTTCCAAAAGGATAGATTTCAAGAAATTTACTCGAGTCTAATTTCCTAACTGCCAAGTCTCTTTTGACCGGTATTTTCGCGCCGGTCAATAGGGACAAATTTTTACCCTTGACTTGGTCTTGACCATACAATATATTTGTATTGTATTTAAAAACGGACAAAACAAAAAGGACAAACAAAATGACAGAAAACCAAACTCACTACATTTTTAGCAAAGAGGAGATAACTCCGGAGCTTTTAAAAACCTTGTTATACCATACTATCGAATATGGTTTTTATTTTTATTCATACGATAACCATTTAACATTTAGAACGGCGAAACTCGAGAACCTCGACAATATTGGAACTCAATATAATACTTATTGCTTGACGTCAAATATTGAGGAGATTAGAGTTGCAAAAGAAAGCACGTCAACTCATTATAGGATTGCGCACGTTGACAGTGTTGTTTCGTCTTACCAAATGTTTTGTAGCGACATTTTCTCCACTCCGGAGGACGCAATCGAGAGAGCTAAGAAAGATAAGGAAACAGGTTGCGGGACTCAAGGAGAGAATAAAATATATTGGCAAAACAAAACTCACGTCGTCCAAGAAGTTACAACAAAAGTAAAAGATATATTCCATATTTAATAAATTAACCGGAGCGGAGAAATCCGCTCCAACTTAAACGGACAAAGACAAAATGCAAAAAGAATTTAGACTCCCGCCTCCGGACTTAATAACAAAAGACGGAATAATTATTGACAATAAAACCTCGACGCGCTCTCTCGGTTGCGTTACTTTTGGCCGGAGCAACGACAAAACAATAATCGACCTCTCGGAATATACGGACGAGTACGCTCTTTTCATATATGACAACAAACCAAAAATTATAAAATTTACGGAGGCGGAAATCCTCGAGTTTCGCGGAGAGGTCGAATATTACGAGGACTCCGGCTTTGGCCAACATGAAAGACACACCGGCGGAACGCGACCCGCAACTTGGGACGATATAGACAGGGAACTAATAATTAAATTCATACTCGAAAATCCTAAACATTGGGAGGACGAGACCGAATGAAAAAAAAGACTTGCAAAGAATGTAAGGCCTTTGAAAATGGAGATTGTGCTCTCGGTTATAAGGTCAAAACGCATAGAATAAAGACGCCATTGGGAGACGTAACGAGAGGTAATCCTCTCGAGGATTGCGAAAAACCTCTTACAACTAAAAGGTATGTTGAACTTTTACTTAAGAAAAAGAAATGAAAAAAACTATTTATATACTTTTCTATATCTGGCTTTTTCTTTTAATGGCTTTTATATTATACAAATACTTTCCAATAAGAGCGGAGCAAGCTCAACAAATAAAGTTCTTTAAATATCTCGAGTTAATTATCCGCGACGAAACCGGAGAGCTTATAACAGGCCTCAAGGATAACGACATTATATTTTATGACGTCGCTTGCTTGCAAGAAAAACGTCCGGTCGATTGTGAAATATATTTTAGTTCTAAAGAATTATTTAAAGGCTTTTATAGATTTACTTTTTATAAACAATTAAAGCTCGTCGGATTGTATATTAGAGGCGTCCGCCAAGATTGGTTTGGAGAGCAATTTATCGGAGTGTATGAATGAGTATAATTAAAAACAGCAAACCAATAGAAAGATTTAAAGACTCTTTCTTGGTCGATATACCGTCGGTTAAATTAAAGGGTTGTCCCAATTGCGCGCAAAATGATTTTGAGGACGTTGACCTTAAACATATTAAATGTACTTATTGCGGGAGTATCTTTGAGGACGCCTTTATTGTAACGGTCGAATACAGCGCACACAATAGAGACTTTCTCTCGGAGAGCGGGCAAGTCTTTGCAAGCGAACATAGAGGGACATATAAAGAAACGAGAATAAAAAATTTCT